GTGGGTCAACGCCTTTACCCTTCGGGCCTACGGTTACACCAATGGCTTGGAGGTCTGCAAGGTTTACCTCCTTCATGCTACCGCTTCCGAACTTGGCGAGAACTTTGGTTTCCATGCTGGTAAATGTCCAGCCACGCAAATAGTGTCCTACCGCCTCCGCATTCGCTCTGCCTCTTGCCGTTCGGCCTCCAAGATGTCGTGAATGAGCAGGGCGTAGTTGAGGAACTCCACCGCCTTCATCGCAAAGATGGCATCGAATTTCAGCACGTCTTTGTTGGCCATCCGCCAAACCACCATGAGCCAACCGTACCCTGCTAGCGGGTTCGTTACTGGTCCTGCGCCTTCTTCGTCAGGTGCTTGGAATAGTCGCTCAAAATTTGCAAGTAACTCTCGGAACTTAACAAAAAAAAACTGACCACCCCCCAAACATCGCCAATCTTGGCGTGCTTCTTCATCAGTTCCGCTCGCTCTGCATGGCTCGCCCCGTCGTACTTCTTCGGAAACCACCCAAACCAACTCGCCTCCCTGCACAGGGTCGCCATGATGCGATGAAGATTCTGCACAAGTTGCCGCTCGTCCGTGGTGTTCATCTCCATGAGGTCGATGAGTTGCCCTGCGGTAAGTTCATCCGTGAACACCGTTGGAATCCACCACTTGCCCCCTGCTTTGAATTTGCGCTTGTAGGCCAATGCAGGCAGTTCGTTCCACTCCTTGATGATGGCCTTGTAGCGTTTGGTTAGCGAAGCGGCAGGCATATCCCTGACGATAGCGACATCCACTCCCTCCACAATCGCAACCACGCCCAATCGCTTGTCTGCGTCGTTCAGGGCAGGGGATAGTTCCAAGGCGGCAATCCGCTGGAATTGGTCAATGGTTAGGTCTTGGAGTTTCATAGGTTTAGGAAGGTTTTGTAAGACGATGCCGCCGATGCCGATGCAAGGTACTGACTGAACTCCTTGTCAGCCTTGCGTTCTTTCTCGGAATAGTACCAAGGAATATGCCTTGCGGATTCCAGCAGAGATACCCCACCGATAAAGTAGTCCTGCCTGTTGTACACCGCAAACGTGGTGTCGATGGCTACGTCAACCTTTGCCGCTTTGACTATGCGTGAGGATTTCTGCCGTTGTGCCTCGTAGGTATTGACGTGGGTGTAGTACGATGACCTTGGAGGTACGTCATCCCAGCGCAGGGATAGCCCAACCTTGCCGACGAACGGAAATTCCTGCAACCATTCAACGCATCGCACGATGGTTTGCTTGCTGGTCTTGGACAGGTCAAGGTCGGGGTCGGTTACGGCGTAGTAAGGCTCACCAAGTTTCTGCACCAAGCCGCAAAGCCACGGTGCTTGATGGCCTGCGTTCACTCCCAGCGAAATGACCTCGCACGGCTTCGTTGCGTACCATTCCAATAGCGGCTCGTACGTTGAGCCGTTGTCCACGATGTAAATGTCACCAATTCCCTCCCACTTACTCAAATCTTTGACCATCGCCTTGGGCCATGTCAGCAGGTTGCGGTTGTTGATGATGACAGGAACTCTCATGGCTAAAATTGATAAACTGCGATAAGGTCGTCATATCGCCCCGATGCGGTCAGGTCAATAGCCTCAAACAAAACCCCGCTTGGTGCTATTGCTGACAACTGCACAAACCAATCCTTGGACTGCACGTCCTCAATCATCAGCACGCCACCTTGGTTCATTAAGGGAGCGTACAACTTAACGCAGTCAATCATGGAATCAAGCGTATGTGGACCATCATCCAAGAGGAAGTCAATACCGTTCTTGAAGTAATCCTTGGCGTATTGCACGGCTTCGGGAGTATAGGCCGAAGCGATGTGAAGGTGCGAACGATTCCAATTAATGTGCTGGTCGGCCTTTGGCTTGACTTGGTTGGCAATGTCAAAGAACAGGAATTTGGCCTTGGGTAGATACTTGCACCACATAGCCATTGACCCGCCGTGCCATACTCCTATTTCCACGAAGTTGATGGGGTCGGCTCGCATCTCTTGCAGAAACCGAGCGTAGGTACTGGTGTAGTTGTGACCGTTGGCCTTGTCCGTGCCTCCAGCGTAGTCAGCACCATTCAGGTCTAATTCGTTGAGGATGTCAATCAGTTCTTTGTCTTGCATGGTTAGAACGTGATGATGAACTTATCAGGACTTGGCCATCCCTTGCAGGAGTTGTACACGGTCATCCCTTCCCGCTTCCCGATCCAATGCTCGGCCTGCCAGCGGTGTTCACGCACGGGTTCTCCGAGTTCTCGGATGTGGGAGGACTTGGCCCACCAAAACGTGCCAGCGAAGTAGGGATAGCCGTCAGGGTTGTTGTGGTCCGCAATTTGCGGGAACTCTTCCTTGGTCAGCCAATACGCACCCACGCAGTCAACCTTCTCCAGTTCTGCAAGGCATCTCTCCCATGCGACCACGTTGAAGAATATCATGGACCTGCACCACATTTGGTTTATCAGCGATGGATCGGAACTTCCCTTGGTGTGAGCGTACAGGTACGCCGCATCCTCGTCTTGGCTTGCCTTGTACATCTCGGTGAGCGTGGCCTGCTCCCAAGCGTTGGTTCGGGTAACGACAACCTTTACCTTGTCTTTTATGAGGGAATTGTCAAGTATTTCCTTGACCGCTTTGCGCTGCTCTGGTGGACCAACGATGCCCACCCGAATCTCATCCAACCGTTCTATCAAGCCGTAGTTGCACAGGGCCATCATGTGCTGGTTCATGATGAGTTGCCATTGGCCACCTCCGCCGCAGTAGATGTGGTAGTAGTGGATGAGTTTCATAACGAAGCGATTGCAAATAACAAAACCAATAACAGGGCGAATCTGCCAAAAATCAAAAGCAAATCAAGGAAGGATTCAAGGTTCATGGGGGCAAAGTTACACCACCAAGTACTTCCCTGAGTTGCTGACCGCAAGTTTGTTGAGTGCCACATAGCGCAGGGCATCGCAGGCGTGGTTGTACGAATCAATCGGCACTCCCGTATCCTTCCCATCCTTATCCGTGGCCCAAGTGTACGAGCGGAGTTCTTTGATAAGGTTCGTGGAATCCTTTGTGACGTGCAGGTTGAAACGCTTGATGATGTCTATCCCCTGCCTGACGCTATCAGGGCCTTTGCTCGCTGGCTTGATGTTGAAGCCGAGGCGGTAGATTTCCTCGATGCTCTTGGGTTCTGCCGAATCGGCGACAATCTCCCAAGCCCGGGTTATTCCGAATTCCTTCAGCCTTGTGGCGATGTCCGAGTTGGTCAGCCCCCGGTGGTAGAGCAGTTCATGGATAAACAGGTCATCCCCCCTGCGGTACACGGCGACCAAGGCCGTGGGGTCGTTGCTAAAGCCCCAGTCAAGCCCGTAGGCGACGAATTTCATCGTGGATGGGTCTATACCCTCAACCACCGTGTAATCGCCGTATATCGCACCTTGGAGCGTTCCTACTTGACCGAGGCCGTACACCTTCCACCAGTTCGCCCAATAGGCAGAGGTTTCGGCTTTGGTGCGGTTCAGTTCAATGTCGTTGCGAATCGTATCAGGCAGGGCCTCGTTGTCTTGGTAGGTAAGAATCAGGAACTCTGCATCCGTTTCGGGAAGGACTTCCGTATGCGCCCAAAACTCATGCGTTGGGTTGAAGTCAATGTAAATCTCCTGACTTGTACGAATAGCCAACTGGTAATACGAGTCAAAGTCAATGTTGTTCGCCTCGTTGATGTAGAGGATTTGCCGCCTTGCCCCTCGGAGCCTTGCCTCCGAATCAGCGGAGAAGAACTCAATCGTGGACCCGTTGGCGAAGTTGTATTGCAGCAGGGTCTTGTTCCAGCGGTCGGGAACCCATCGTTGGGTCCATTGCATAATCTTCGCAAAGTCCTTGATCGCACCCCTGCGAAGGTGAGGCACCGATTCGGATACGACCGAAATCTCCGACTTAGGATGACGGGCGGCATGGTCAATCAGGACCGCCAATATTGCAAGTGTTTTTCCTCCCCCGCCCGTTAAAGCGGGGGCAAGCATCCAGCGGATGTCCCGCCCTGAATTACCTTCTTTCGGGCAGTCATCCGCCGTATTCGGCTGATTGCTGTTGTGTACTTAAAGTCCATCTCCAAATAATGGCTGCTCTATCGTCACGCTCGTTTCCTGTTTCTCGACCAAGCCGTTCAGTCGCTGGGTGATGGATGGGTTGTAGATACCCGCCATGCCTCCTTTGATTTGGTCGGCCCGGATGGCTTCCTTTATGCGGTAGCAGATTGCGGAAAATTCTTCGTATGCTCCCCCTTTGTTGTTAAAATAGTCCCTCCCACCATCAGCAATCCCCTTATCCCAAAGGTGCAATTTGAACCCCTCCATGGTCAATGGGGCTTCCTTCTCCCGGTAAACCTGCACGGCTCTGGGGCCAATCCAATCCTTTACGAGGATGGGCTGCCGCTTGGTTTTGTCGCAGTATTCCGTGAACTCATCCCATAGTTCTTCCGGGGTCGCAAATATCCTTGGCCTTCCTGCTCCCATCAGTATTCTATTTTGTCAATGAGCGAATCAATCTTGTCCACGATTTTCATCTTGACCGCAAAGGCGTTTGGCGAGTTGGATTCCTCCACCGCCCCAATGCAGTCGCAGAGGGTGGTTATCACCATCATCAACGAATCCATCCTCGCCTGCACCTGTGCCTCTTCGTTGGACGCTTTAGTCGAGTTCGCCAAGTTCTCGGAGTTTATTCCTTGACCACCCAAGGGCCGCTTTGCCGCCCCATAGCAGGTAACTAATGTAACCGCAGTCGCTGGTACTGTCAGCGTTGTCGTAGTAGGTTTCTGCCCGGCTAAGGTAGGAGTGCATACGCTTGATGGTCGCAAGGGAAATCGCTTCCCCGCTTGCGAGTTGCTGCGCCCTGACCTTGCCTGTTTGGGTAGCACACTTGTTGCCGTTCCGTTCGTTGAGTTCGATGCCCCGCTTGGCGTTGTTGCGGACACCTTCGCCATAGTCGGCATAGGATTCAAATGCCTGACGCTTGTGGTTGGCGTAGATGTTTCCGCATACTGCGAGCCGTTGCTGGACATCAGGAAACTCTGCATTCGTTGCGGCGTTGGTCATGCAACGACCGAGGAACTGGTCGCTGGTTTCATTGGCTTGAGGTATTGGTAACGGCATGAGTAACGGTCTGCTGATTGGCTTGGGCGAATAGGTCCGCCTGTTCGTAAATGTAGGAGAGCGCAGATTTTACGCAGTCAGCGCACCACCAATTTGTGTTGGGTCTGCCGTGGGCAACGAGGATGGTCTGCAAGTCGTGGACTGCTTCCGGGGATAACCGCATGAACAAGGCTGCTTGGTATTGCTCCCAGTAGTGGCGGTGCTTTTGAGCCAGCAGGTATTCGGCTTGGGTCATCGGTTGGTGACTTGGAGGATGATAACGGTAAGCCCTGCCGAGGCGAGGCCGCAAACGGGGGCGAGGATATAACCGAAAACAGGAAGAGCCAGCAGGGCTGCTACCCAAAATGAAAGGCAAGTGACGCAGGAAAACGGTTTGTGTCTTCCCAGCCATGTGCGATACCAAGCCTGCGGCAGAACGTGGTACTCGGCAATGGCGAGAGCGGTCAAACTGCTAACGAGTAATATCAGGAGTGTTTCCATGGGTTTTAAGGATTGCGGCTTTGATTTTGGCCTTGGCTTGCTCGATGGAATAGATGACCGAACGATAGGGGATGCCCGTGTCACGGGACAGTTTCTTCATATTCCCCGTAGCCATGTGCAGTTTCAACAGTTCTTTGTCGTAGGGAAACGCTCCCTCCTTGGCCCACGAATCCATCTCCGATTCGGCAATGGCCCACATATCGTCAACGAGGGAACTGTACTCTTCGTGCGTCATATCAGCATTCGGGTCTATTTCTTCGGTGATGTCGTGATGCCTGTACTTTTGAGCGAACTGGTTGTTCTTGCCTCGGTAAAGGTTCAGCAGCAGGCGCACCACATAGAACTTGAAGTAGCCTTGGGATTGAATTTGCAGAATCTTGGCGGGGTCTTTCTCCAGCAGGATAAGCACGCATTCCTGCTCCAAGTCACGCCAAAGCGGGTCGCCGCCTGTGATGGTGATGCAAGCCTTCTTGATTTCGCCGCTTCGGTAGAGGTCAAGGATTACGGTTTCGGCATTCTGCATACGCAAAGGTATGCAAAAAAATAGGGGGATGCGGTTAAGCACCCCCCCGTCCGAATCTCACGGATTTGCCGATTATCGTAGGCTCACCGACGACCTAAGTCGCACCTACTTAGAAGTATAACCTCCGTAAAGATTTAGCAGAAAATCTTGAGCATTGTGTAAAACTTGTCTGCGGATGTACTTGATTTCAGGGGTGGCGATGATGTCCTGCTCGTAGGAGAGTTTGTTTTTTATCAGCGTGGAGTGGTTGCGCTTGAGGACTGCCCCGATTTCGTGGTACTTGAACAGGAAGTCGTTGTAGGCAACGTCGGTGATGATGTTTCGAGCGATGACGTTGGCCCGTTTGCGGGAACTGGAGCAGATGGCTTCTCGGCTGATTCCGAGTACCATTGCGGTGGTGTCAACGATATGGTTGATGAGTGCCGGGGTCATGGTTTCGGGGGGTTAGGGTACATCCAAGCGGCAACCTCATGCGTCCACCACGCTTCGCCGTGAATGTTGGTGAACGTGATTTGCCCTTTGGTCAGCCATCCAACTGCGTAGTTGCCGTCTGCGAGGGCGAGAAACACCTCCTCCATTGGAATCGGCATCGTGTCTTTGGTTAGTCGTGTCCACGTCATGGCTTAAACGATTTCGGGGATGGGCATCCAGTAGTTGACTTCACGGGTGAACCAAGAATAAATCTCGGAGTGCCATGTATCGTCATTCCACTTATTGCCACTATGAAACCAAGCAACGGCTTGCAGTCCTTCCACATCGGTTATTAGCACGGGTTTGCCATCTTCGGGCATTTGGTCTTGGGGTCTTATCCAGGGTTGGACTGTCCTTGCGTACTCCTCCATTGCTTTAATAATCCACTCTCGGTCAACTTGGTGGAAGTGCATTTCGTTGGCATCCTCGTGTTCTTTAAGAATTTGGTCTGGTGTTTTCATTGGTTACCTCCTTGTATTTTTAAAAGTTTTTATTGATTCTATCTTATTATTCAAGTGTTCATTATGAATTTTAGTCCCCAACATACTCAAAGCCCTGTAAACATCACCCATTACATTGGGTCTGTGCATATAATCATAACGCATTGCGACTCCTAATGAATTTATGTTTATTGTACCACCATTAACCGCTACTTTTTCAATCCCATTTAATCTTAATTCTTCGGCAATTGACTCCATGTAGTCATCGCTATTTTGTTTTATATTGTTCATTGGTTCGGGGGTTATTTTTTTTTGAATTTTATCACGCATCCATTTTACACCTGATTCAAACCCCGTGTCAAATTCCAAGCTACATACACTATCTTCTATTTTTTTTTCCACATCACCATCACTTGGCAGTTCAATGGGGGTAAACTTAGGAATAATCATATCAACATCATTGTCTGTATGTATATGTGTTGATTTTAGCATTTCTCTTACTTGTTCTTCTGTGTATAGTTTCATTGGTTCGGGGGTTAGTTGCTTAGGCGTTTTTGGCTTGAAGGATGCGACCGAGCAGGGTCCAGTTAACGGACCAAGCCTTGATGGTTTCGGAGCGGTCGGGGCGGCTGCAGTTCACGCACTCCTTGCGGATGTGGATTTGCCAGCGTCGGAAATCGGTTGGGGTTGGTTTCATGGTGTTTGGTTTAGTAGGTCAAAGATATACACAAGTTCTACACTTGCGACAATACCCGCTGGAAATCTTCCACGGAGCGGATGACCTCGTACCTATACCCTGCCTCCTGAACGACCCCCTGCCACCACTTCTGCGAGAGCGATTGCCTGCCTCGCTCATCCTTAAACTCCAAGAACACCGCACCAGTATCGGATAGGTATATCATGTCGCTGACCCCAGCAACCACGCCCATTGCCTTCATCACGCTTCCTGCATAGGCAGACGGTGCGTTGTTGTTTACAGTAAACAATCGGCCACGCTGGTCGGGAAAGTTGTTCCAGTGCCACTGGAAACACTCGGCTTGAATTTTGAACTCGCTCATGATTGCAGAATTTTGAATCGGTTTTTGTTGTGGTATGCCCATCCCGGCTTCCATCCCATAAAAGCAATAAACTCCAAGGCTTCGGCTTTGGTCTTGCAATGGTTGTGAAGCACCCAATAAGGCGAAATTACCTTGGCCTTGGCCAGTTGTGCCTTCTGCCACATTGTACTGGTCTTAGCCACTTGCATCGCTTCAGCCTTGCTCATTAGGTGTAAGTCCACTATTTCGCCCTGTTCCTTTGGCTTGCGCTGGTATTCGTATTTGCAATGTGGGCAGACCATCGCTCCAACAGGAATAAGAGCATCGCATCCCTTGCAGTTTTTCGCCCCGCCAACGCCAGCGGATTTCTTCTTGCGTTTCTTTTTGAGTGACCAATTTTGGCGGTCATGCCAAAACCCATGGGTCTGCACGTTGTTCCCAAAGTCAAGGATGGTAAATTCCTTCTTGGTCGGGGTGACACGAGAACCACGGCCCACCATCTGCATGAACAGGGGTAGGCTGGCAGTTGCCCGGTACAGGATAACGACTTCGATGGTTGGCTCGTCAAAGCCTGTGGTCATCAGGTCGCAGTTGCACAGGATAGCATCGGGTGTATGCTTGAACCACGCCAGTACATCGGCTCGGTCCTGCTTACCCATGTCACCGTCCACATGCCGGGCGTTGTGTCCTGCACCCTGCAAAGCGGCGCAAACCTCTTTGCTCGATGCGATGTTGCTGGCAAATACGATGGCCTTCTTGCCTTTGCATATTTTCGTATAGTTTTGGACAACGCCGTCAAATACCTTGCGCTCACTAAATCGCAGAGCCATCTGCTCGGTGTCGTAATCGTTGCCCTTCATACGGATTCCTGAAAGGTCTTGGTTTACGCCATAGGTTACAGGACTGGCAAGATAGCCTTGTTGTACCAGTTCCTGCACCTGAACTGGAACATGAAGCACCTCATAGAACTTGGATAGGCACTCCTGATTCCCTCTACGCAAAGGCGTTGCGGTTGCCCCGATTACCACGGCATTTGGGTTAATGTAGGGCAGCAATGGGTTAAAGGTTTGCTTATGGGCCTCGTCAATGATAACCAAGTCCATACGGTTCAGCAGGTCCGTGTATTCGGTTGCGTCCTTCCTACGGCTGAAGGTTTGGGCCATGGCGATAAAGCAGTTGCCCGAAACGTCAAGCCGGGTCTTATTGGATTCGATTAGGGTTGGCCTGATTCCAAACAAGTCCAGCGCACCGTTGGATTGCTTTAGCAATTCCACTCGGTCCGTGAAGATGATGGCCTGCTTGCCTTTCTCCAAGGCTCTTGCGACCATAAAGGTGAACATGACGGTCTTGCCGCTTCCAGTAGGTGAGCAGAGTATCAAGCGTTTCTTGCCCTCGGCAATACTTGTCCGCATCAGGTCAATAGCCTTGGTTTGGTAGGGTCTTAACATAGTTACTGATAGTTACTGCAAAATTTCAGTAGTGACTATAAAAATCTGCGTTTTTGATAGCGTGGAGGCCATACATAGTCACATAGTCACTACATTCACTACTTTCTATAGAGATTATATATATACACACACACGCACGCACGCACACGCATATATATTGCTTAAAGGAAAATCGCATTTTTAGTGACTATGTGACTATCTCAGAACGGATATCTCTTATTATCAGCAATTTGCACATAGTCACTACTTTTGGTTTTAGTGACTATTAAGTAGCATCCTCGGTTGTTTCGCTCGGCACGGCTCACCTTTTTGCACCCAATGGACTTGAGAACCGCCCCAAGTTTGTTCGGATTAATTTTTTGCTCGGTGTAGGATTCAAGGATATTTTTAATTTCGGAGTTGGTTAGCCACTCTGCAATGTCCTTGTTTTTTTCGTTTGGCAACTCAAAGTAGTTAAAGAGCAATTCTTTTTCAACGGCAGGCTGGACGTTATTAGCCGTCTTTTCATTAAGGGTAATGATTTCGGCTTTGGATAGTTGCCAAGCATCTGCCCCGTTGGTCTTGTAGGAATGATAGGCTTCGATGAACAGGTCGGTTTTGTCAACGGCATTGTAGGCATCCCAATCAATATCGCTAATAACTATCGGGAAAATCCTGCGGTTACCTGTGAGGTCGTTGATGACTTCCTCGTCATTGGATGTGCCGCAAAGGACCGCATACCGGGTAAGTTCTTCGTGAACCCGACCATAGGGCTTGCGGATGCTGAACGTCTGCTTGGACGACAGTTCCTTCAGTTTCTTGGCCTCCTGCTTGCTTTTGCCGCCAAACTCGTCGTCGCAGAGGATAATCTTCTTGCACATGAGAATCTCGTCATCCTTGCCAGCATCCAGTTTGGATTCGGCGTAATAGGACCGCAGTTCGGCAGGGAGAAGGTTGCGGAAGAAGTTGGTTTTGCCGATACCTTGGTCACCGCAAAGCACTAAGATGGACAAAGAATACTCTCCGTGCATACTTGCAACCACCGAACAAATCCACTTATAGACCAATAATTGCATGAAATGGTGGTCCATATTGGTTACGGTTATCGAATTGGTCAAGGCTTCAATACATCCAGTAGGAGTTTTATGGCCGTTTTTTGCGAAAAACTGCATAAACGGATTGTATGTCGGAGTATGGCTTGAATCAATGATTGAGTTGATGAGTTGCATGTTAACCTCCTTCTTGCCAAACTGTTCGAGGCAGTCGGTGTATAGGTCGTTTATATCAACGTCAATAATTGGTTCGCCTCTTAATTCAATGCAACGAGTTACTGCGTTGCGCTTTAGGTCAAATGAACGCAAGTAAGCCTTGATTTGCTTTAGTGGTGTGTCCTCGGTATCAGCGGATTTTAGTTCTTTGGTATCAAGGGCCATCGTATTTGCAACGATTTCCTCTAACTGGTCCACGTTTATTTGGTCAATCTCCCGAAGAATGCGGACCGCCGTTTCGGTGGCGGCGTTTACGTCCTTAGGTCCACCATTAGTTCCCACCCGCATACGGTGTGACTTGGCCGTGGATACGATGTGCTTGGTTTGCTTGGTTTGTATTTCTACGCCTGCATTCTTGGCGAGCCACATGAAGGATGCAAATGACACTTGGTTCTGCTTGGACTGGCAGAGTTGCTTGTATTTGCGGTCGCAGGCTTCGGGGTTGTACTTTGGCGATATTGCGGAAATGCGATGGAACAGGTCTGCCCCGGGTTCTTGATACTTTGCCGCAATGGCAAAGCCTATCTTAACCCAATCGGCATAAGAATCCGTAAGGTCAATGCGTTTGGCCTCCAGTTGCTCAAGAATGTATTCGACATCGTGTTCGCCGTGTGGATAGAACTTGGGAACTGGTGCGGCCTTGCTCTTTGGAAGATACGTCTTGAATACTGGTACGGTCCTATCGGTGATAAACGCATCAGGGTCAAAACTGACGAACCGCAGACGGCTTACGTCTTTGCATGCAGGGTCAACGATGATGTGGAATTTATCGGCAAGACGCTTCTCTATAGCGTAGAACGCATCAAGATGGCGGTCGGGTTCTATGCGGTAGTATGCGGCATAACCTTGCCCTCCTGTGCTTAGGTGCAGGGCATAGAGGAACTCATCGTCACGAATTGCCAGCACGTCAACGCCTTCGTTATCCTTGGCATCGATGTCAATGCAGATGATTCCTGAATGCGTTTCAAGGCCCTCTTTGCCTTGCTTTTTGAACTTGCCGCTGGGCGTTACGGCAGTAAGCCTGCGTTTGGTTTCCTCGGTTTTCGCCTTACGATAGGCCATGACCTCGGTGTAGAAGATGCCGTCCTTAATGTCCTGAATATACTGGACGAACGGCATGTGGTTTTCAGGAACGTTGTTTCGCACGCCGCTTCCTGTGGATGCTTTGAATACTGATATTGTTGCCATAGTGAAAGAAAAAAAAACCCCGACTGATTGCAGCAGCCGGGGCAGGGGTTAGAGAATATACCCTTTATCGGTAGCACCATTTGGCTGCAATTTCAAATGGGCTATATTGGTAAATGTAAATTTCGTGCAAAGTTACACTAAAATGGTACACTAAAATGGCATGTCACCATCTTGAGGTGCAAAAGTACCAGCGTTGGATTGCTCCTGCATAGGCTCAACCTTTCCTGAGAAATAACGCTTGCCGCCTTGGATTCTCGCACCCATGCGGATAGGCGCATCTTAGTTCCGTCGGGCAGGATGATGTCGCCCTTGTAGTCAGGACGCTTCGGGTTGTCGCCTTTGTCGTTAGCGAACAGGGAGAAGGTGTTGGGTTGTGGTGTGTAGTTGCTCATGGGTTTTGGGTTAAAGGATTAAAGATAAGGGTCTTTGACTGGGATAAGATGTTCAAGATTGTTGTTCTTTTTGGGGTCGAACCAGTAATAGCAACGGTGCGAGTAAAGGTGTCCTGTGGCTCTCAAGTCGTTCAGGATGCGGTACATGATGCGGATGTGGATGCCAAGTACCTCCGCTAATTCGGTGGCCCTGTAGGGCTTCTCAAGCAGTAACAGAGCAGCGTTTACTCCTGCGACCCTGCCGACGATTTGCACGCCTTTCTTCTTTTTGGGTGGTGCTGGTCGTGTCATCCCTTAAAAGTCACAGCAATGGATGGTTTTGTGCCTTTGGCAGGACACACAGGCACGACCTCGCCAGTTGCCTCATCGATGACCGTCATCTTCCCAGCGTTGCGGAATGCCATCTTGAGTTGCTCTTCCCTTCCTTTCATGGACGCTTGCAGGTCGCTCCAAACTTGGTCGTGCGTGTAGTCAGGAGTAAGCGCCCCCTCCTTGAGTTGGATGTCCGCACCGAATGCGGAGAAGGTCTTGCCGTTTTTTTCAGCCTCATCCCACACCGTTTGCTCGGTGGCTTTGAGGACTTGCTCCAGGGCTTTGACAACGGCTTTGAGGCGAACATGGGCGGCGATGGGATTGACCTCGCCTTCCTCTATTCGGTGGATGAGGTTGGCGGCGATGTCGGCGATGTCAGCCTTGCTGATGTCCGACTTGGGGATGGTTACGAGTTCTTGGTTCATATCATTGTGGTTGTGGTTTGAGATTCAAACAGTAGGTAGAAGGTGTGAATTTTTCCATCCCAAATTTCCAGCATTGGATTGGCAAAGGATAGCACTTCAAGTCCAGTCATCTGCCACCAGTATTCGTGTTTTTGCAGTATAGTTACCAACTGTTCTCCGACTTCGGGATATTTGTCCTTGTATTGAATTATGGCCGCAAAGACATCGGCGTTGCATTTGGTCAGTAGGTTGCTCATGGCTTCTTAAATTTAGCGATTTGCTCTTGCAGGAACTTGATGCCTTTCTCGTACCGGGCAGGGGTCATGCCCTTGTGGTCCTGATACTTGAACCGCTGGTCTTCGGGCAGTTGCTCCACAAGAGCCATGAAGTCGGCTTTGAGGGTAGCAATGTCAAGGTCATCGTATGTCGCAACCAAGCCAAGGCGGTCGCTCAAGTCGTCAAGGTTCGCTTGCTGGGCGATAGCCATCTGCACCTCGTTGGCTGATGCGATGCTCGTTTCGATGCCGATTCCGAGAGCGGCAAGGCAGCGACCGAAGGCAGAGGTTTCGCAGTTCTCAACGTAACTGGTCTTGTTAATCATGGACGAAGTGCGGTCCTCATGGGCATGGCCTGTTGCCCTGATGCGGCCTTCTGCGTCACGGATTACGGCACGGATGCAGCAGCGGTCGGGTTGCAGGTCAACAAGTTCCGATTCGATGGACCAACCTGTGTAGGCTTTGTCGTTGCGGAAGTAGAGCAGGCGTTGGTTGACTTCAACGTAATCCTTGCCTTTGATGTTGGTGGTTTTGAATTTGTGCATGTTTTAGGGTTTAGAGGGTGACAAAATAATAGGATTCAACAGGGTTGCCGTGCGGGTCAAGTTCGGTAACTTCCGAATATTCTTCCCAACCTTGGGCATCTGCGCCATGTGGCGTTTGGTGTTTGCAATTAGCCATGGCTTCTTGCAGGGTGTCGCAGGGGGCAAAGGCTTCGCTTGCCCTCATATATTGCGACCAATTGATGACTTCAAATTTATTCATGGTTTATGGTTTAGATGGTTTTAAGGTAGGTGATAATGAAGCGGACAAAAATCCAGTAGAAGCCACCAGCGGCGGCGAGGTAGGTGATGACCGTCATAGCGGCATCGCAGTAGCGTTCGAGTTTGTTCATGGTTTTGGGTTTAGTGGGTGGAAAAAAACAGTGCGTTGGCGAGCCGCACCCCTCGGTGTGTTACCAAGTCAGTAAAGCAAAAGGATTATAGCCTTTATCTACAACCGCTTTGTACAATTTATTAAACTGTGGCTTGGTTAATTTGAAGTACGATGTATTGCCAAAACGACCTGCATAATTGTTTTGATGGAAGTCAATTTTTTTGGAAGGGTAGAGCGATTGAATCAGTTGCTCGTTGGCTTTGGCGATTAAAATGTTCATGGGTTTTGGGTTTAGTGGTTGGTTTGTAGGTCAAAGATACAACGGTTTTCCTTTTTGCGACCTCTTGCGTCAAATTTTTTTTGATTTTTTTTTCAGGGCATTGCACCCGATGCGGTATAAATTCCCATTTTTCGCCATAATTAGAACCTAAAGGGTATAAATTTGCAGTATGACCTACCACTCCACCCGACCTGCAAAAGCCCTCACAAACGCCTTGGAGCGGCTGATGATAGCCATATCAGCCCAAGAACTCGAAGAGAACCACGTCCTCCTGTGCGAGTACAGGCGTGCCTGCGAGTTGCTCGGCTACGATCCAGTCAAAGCCCGATGGACAAACGTCGAGGCCGTGAATGCGTCAGGACTGCCGAACGATGAACCCCATACCGTTGATTACTACCCCCTCCTAAATCCCGAAGAATAGCCATGCGCCAAATAACCCACCTCGTCGTCCATTGCACGGCCACCCCGAAGAACACCACCATAGCCAGCATCCGCCGCCATTGGAAGGAAGCCCTTGGCTGGAAGTCCGTGGGCTACCACAAGATTATCGAAGCCAACGGAAACATCGTACAACTGGCACCCGATTCCGCCATCACCAACGGCGTGCAGGGCCACAACACAACAAGCCTGCACGTCAGTTATATCGGCGGCAAGGACGAGGATGACCGTTCTATCCAGCAACGTCAAGCGATTGCAGCGGTGTTGCTCGGTTGGCTGCAGAAGTACCCGACCGCCCGGATATGCGGACACAGGGATTTCCCCGGGGTGACCAAGGACTGCCCTCGATTTTCAGCAGAAAAAGAGTACGGTTACCTCTACCTAACGGCAGGGGCAAAGAATGATAAACCCACCATTAATAGCAACTAACGGCGTTAATGCGTGATTTGTGATGCAAAGCCCATCGATTTCGAGGGGTTTGCAGGGATAATTCGGAAAAATTCATGCAAATTAATCCTTTGCGAAAGGTAGCGGTTTTCGCTACTTATGGGAAATAATCTCTCTTTTGGGGGGTATAATGGAGAATTGATTCCCCGAATGTCCAATTTATTTTAGTAAAAACTGGACAGTTGTACGAGGAAATCGTACAGGTCAGTACAACCTATCCGCAGGGGTGAAGGTTGCGTGGAGTTGGAGTTCCGTGCCTTTGTTGTCTTTGCTGGCATTGCGGCTGGTTTCAAGTTTCATCCAATATCCACCAAGAGGCTTCGGCCCTCTTCCTCGCTCAGTATGAAAGCCCATGTACCCGCCGTCCCATTCTTCTTTATAAGTCGCAGTACGCAGTTGGTGAACAGGCTTTTGAATAAGAGTTTTGGTTTGGCGGTCATATTTGTGGATGATGTTTTGGTGGTAGTATAACTCATGGACATGGCCCATCCAAGTTAGGTCGTAGCCTTCGGCTGATGCGAGTAAACGTTGGTCTTGGATGACCCCCTTGGTGACTGGTCCTCCACCGCCTGCACCGTGGTAGTAGTGAACGACGAAGTTCATGCCCCGATTCGGGTCGTGCTGGACACGGATGTCTATGGTGCCGCCGTAGCCACCGACCTCAACCGCTGACCCTGTTGCATAGTTGAGGGTGCTTGCGAACCGTTGCAGGATGTCGGTTTCTTGGTGGTGGATGATGGATGTTTCGTGGTTGCCGTAGCCGAGCAGGAGGAGGTTTTTGGCGTAAGGCGCAAACCATTCCACCGCCGTGTTGACGATACTATCCAAGTACCTGGCGTTGTTGTGTTCTTCCCGTATGTCCTCCTTGCTCCTGCGTGGGTCGCCCTTCCCCTGCATCAAACAAAAAAAGTCACCGTTGACGATGACTCCTGCGTTTCTGCGTTGTGCCTCTTTGAGATGGTTGGTCAGCAGTCCCCTGTCGCAGTGAGGATTGTCCCAGTGCAGGTCGCTGATGAGCAGAAACTCCTGCCCCGATTGGCAGGTCAAGTCGTGGATGTTACGGGCGTGCTTGGTAAGTGGTAGAATCATTGCAATGATTTGAGGTTTGCGTTCTCGGCTTCAAGGGCTTGGATTGTGTTCTCCAAACTCTCTATCCGCTGACGCAAAACTACAAGTTCATTGCGTAATTCGGTCAACTCTTT